AACAGCTGTAAGAAGAAGATGGAGATTCTATGATCTATTCAATGCGGCTCCTGGAACTTCTTCATGGGCAAAGGGTGTAGGATTAACAGCAGCAAATGATGAAATGCATATTGTTGTATATGACACTCAAGGAAAAATTACTGGTTATTCAATTGATGTTCCTGGAAATAGAGGTAATTCTATTATTGAATCTTTTGCTTTCTTGTCAAAACATTCAGGAGCAAAGACATCACAAGGTGGAAATAACTTCTATTCTGATGTAATGAACAGAACATCAGAATATGTATGGTGGATGGATCATCCAACTAGCGGTACTGATTGGGGTTCAAATTTGACTGCTGCAGGATCAAATACTCAATTTGATGGTCCTGTTTTGCCTGTTGTAGATACACTATCAATTGGCTCTGACGATTTTGCACCTAGTATTGCTGATATTAAAGATGGTTACGATCTTCTTTCTGATGCAGAAACTGTTGATGTAAACTTGGTAATGGGTGGTCAAACTCCAGCAGGAGACGAAAATTCTCTTGTTCATGCTATAAATATGATTGATTTTGCAGAAGGCAGAAAAGATTGTGTGGCATTTATTTCACCACCAAGAGCAGATGTTGTTGGTGTTCCATCATCTATTGATCAAACCAATAATGTTTTGGAATATTACAATCAACTTCCAAGCACATCATACGCTGTATTTGATTCTGGTTACAAATACATGTATGATCGGTACAATGATGTATTTAGATTTGTACCATTAAATGGTGATATTGCAGGTCTTTGTGCCAATACTGACAATGTTGCTGACACTTGGTATTCTCCAGGTGGATTCAATCGTGGTCAAATTAGAGGTGCAGTAAAACTTGCATACAATCCATCAAAAACACAAAGAGACCAACTTTATCCTGCAAGAATCAACCCAGTTGTTGCATTTCCAGGAGAAGGTACTGTTTTGTTTGGTGACAAAACTGCTCTTTCAAAACCAAGTGCATTTGACAGAATCAATGTACGAAGATTGTTCTTGGTATTGGAAAAATCAATTGCTCGGGCAGCAAAATTCCAATTGTTTGAATTCAACGATGAATTCACCAGAGCACAATTCAAGAGTTTGGTAGAACCTTTCTTGCGTGAAGTTCAAGGAAGAAGAGGTATTACCGATTTTGCTGTAGTGTGTGATGGAACAAACAATTCAGCTGAAGTAATTGATAGAAATGAATTTGTTGCTGACATCTTTATTAAACCAGCAAGGTCTATTAACTTTATCACACTTAGTTTCATTGCGGTGAGAACTGGTGTGTCATTTAGCGAAGTAGGAGGTTGATAAATGGCAGCAAGAACTATTTCTGAATTTGCAGGTAAACTTGTAGGTGGTGGTGCTCGTGCCAATCAGTTTGAAGTTACATTGAATTTTCCTTCAGCTGTAGGTACCGGAGTTGCTGATGCATCTTTTTTCGTAAAGTCTGCATCTCTTCCAGGACAAGCAATTGATGAAATTGCGGTTGAATTCCGTGGAAGAACACTTTACGTTCCAGGTGATAGAACATTTGAACAATGGACTACCACGGTTATTAATGATGAAACATTCATGATCCGAAATGCAATGGAACAGTGGATGAACAAAATTAATAACATTAGGTCAAATATTGCTACTCCAAACATGACAAATTATGCTACTCAACTTCTTGTTACCCAATATAGTAAAACTGGTGCTCAATTGAAACAATATCAACTATTAGATTGTTGGCCTGTTTCAATAAGCGCTATTGAATTAAGTTGGGATACCAGAAGTGAAATTGAAACATTTGATGTTACTTGGAGATACACTGACTTCCAAGGAACTGGTGGCGAAAAAGCAACTCCAGGTGATGGATCTACTGCGGTAAATGATGCAGTTGGTGCGGCACCAACTACAACATAATAAATAATTCTACAACTTTAGTAGAATGAGATAAATTATGGCACAAATATTTGGTTTCAAAATCACCAGAGCATCAGAAGTAGAGAAGAATCAACCGACTTTTCCTACTTCTGATGATGGTGCATACGATATTGCTGGAGGTGG